CTGGCTAAAGTTTAATGTGTCATTGTAAAATGAAATTGGACATTCGCCGCCAGCAGTCCATTGCCCACCATCAAACAAATAATCAATAGGAACAGAGGAAGTATCTGTGCGTGATCTTTTATACCAGCCACTCCAAGTCCATGTTTGTTGATTAGATGCACTGGCAGGTGTCCTATTCAAATACGCACTCGCACTCGCGCGGAAACGCAAGCTACGACCTATGTTGTAGCCACCTAATGAACCCATCATTAAGTTATTGACTTCGACAGGTAATCCCATTTGTCACCCGATATTGGTCAGAAGTTGAGCCGCAATGCTTGTCGATGAACGGACGGTATAAACCAACACATCCACCGCATTAGCCGTTGTCGTAAGCGTAGGAGCCGTCTGAGACGGGAAGTCCCAATAGGACGAGTAAGCCAGCGTCCGAGAGCCTGTGCCGTCCTGAGTGATGAATATAACACCAGACTGACCAGCCGTCAGGTTTGTTGGGTTGCCAAGCGTCCGGTTGCCACCAAGCGTAACCGAAAAATTGTTGCCGACTGACATATCAACCGCGATGGTCGAGGCATCTGTCAGTGCGTCGATTGACATATAAGCGTTTCCGCTTGCGACCATTGTTCCTGAGAACGTATTCGTTCCTGATAGAGTATTTGAACCAGTGAGACTCGGTGTATTGGCAAAGCTAGAAACCGCATCAGTCGTTTGGTTCAACGTGACAATCGAAATCCATGCATCATTGTCCTCGTTTCTAATCTTTAGAATATCGTTCGCCGTGTCATACCAAAGCTGATTGGCGTAAGTCGTCGATGGAGCCGTAGCACCTGACGAAAGCGAAGCTAAAGCCTGTAATCCATCGTTTAGATCGGATCGGAAGGCCGGAAAGCCTTGATTCGAGATAATGAAATCATGCTGAGACATTAGACTACAACCTTCCCGTAACCTCTAGCGACATAATCAAAAGTCCTAGAAACCGCTGTTCCCGCCGAATTCCTGAATACGATCTGGAATCCGGTCGTTGATTTCGAACTTATTGAATAATAGTCGCCTGTTCCCATATTCTGAGCCGAAATTCCGATCCCGTCGAGAGACTTATAAGCCGGAGAGAATGTCACCGTATAAGTTCCCGCTCCTGAAACAATATCTTCGCCAGATATTACACGATCCGGCATATCGACGCTAACCGAAAGATTAGTGATAGATGGGGATGCATTCCCGTTCGAAGATGTCAGATAAGCCCTGAATTTGAAGGCTCTGGCGCTGTAATCGCCGACAAGGAAATTCTGCCAAGATGACCAAGTTGGTGAAGCCGCAGGATCGCCATCGGTCGTTGCCACTTGGAGCGTCACCGAAGTATCATCAAAGGCAGTCGCGGAGCCGTCAAAATTACCAGATCGGCTATCGAAATCTCCCGTCGCTGAATCAAAAAGATCGGTATAATCGATGCGGATATTATTCAAACTTCCTGTAACACGACTCGTATATTTTTCAGTCAGATCGATATAATTCGCGAATTCATAATATCCGGCAGTCGCAATCGTGCCACCCCCCGCATCGAATAGACCACCCGCGCTATCGAAATTGCCGGAAGTTGAATCGAACAATCCCGCAGTATCCAACTGAATCCAAGTTGATACGCCATCGGTCGTCTTTACAACTGAAGTCTTTGTTCCGGTAAATGACGGATTTTCCGTAACCGTTGCAACAACATTCAGATCATTCACATTCGAGATATTTGTCAGAAGAACAACCGAAGCAGGATTCGCTGAAACATAATTCAGCTTATCGACAGCCTTGACGAAATAGGTTCCTTGCTTCGATGGGACAATTACAGAGTTCGCCGGACGAGCAACCTTATCAACCAGATCGATTGCGTTTTGGTAGGTCGCGCTCGATGTCGAGGCTGAATAACGCACTTTATAATGCGAAAGATCAAGATCAGCGATTGGAGTCCATTGCAGAATCGCACTGCCACCGATTGAGTTAATAGATAAATCAGTTACATCAGATGGAGGAGCGGTTTTGCCGATAACTTGGTATGATAATGTTTGATAATCAGATTTGACACCAAGAAATGTAACCGCTCTCGCGCGAACATCGTAATAAACACCATCTTCGACTTTGAGGATTTCATATTTGCCTTCCGTAGATTTATTTGTTTCCGTATAAACAGAATCACTCTGTTTTTTATATGAAACCTCATAATCCGTCACAAAAGGATTTGCGCTTGAAACATTAACAAGCAAAACCGTCACAACGTCCTGATTCACTGCTCTTAATTCATCAGATGCAGTAATTTGCGGAGCATCTACAGATGAATAATTTGGTAGAGATGTATTATCCCGCTCAATCGCAGTTTCTTCTGCATTCCAATCAAATACAGATGACGAGATTTCCCTTAATGTCAGATCAACACCAAATACAGGAGCATCACCTGATCCTTCGATTGCAAAGTTGAAATTGATAACCTCGAATGGTTTTGAACTGAATCCATATCGAGTATTTGTCACCATTATTGTATCGCCAACCTCAATTTGAAACGCTGTCATTTTGCATTTCAGTTCAAGAGTCATTTGTTGACGATGACGATAAAGCGCAATTTTAGCTAATCTCTGCGCCATTGGAGACGAGATAGTGAATGGCAAAGTAAGATCAAAAGATGATTCAATATTATTATCATCCGCAATAAATGTAGTTGATTTGATCGCAGGAAAATCTGTCGCTTGCCATCCATCATCAGGAGAAACAAAAACGCCTTTTACAATATTGAAATTGTCTCTCTTGGAATGACGGGTAACAAGATTGATAGGAGCGCGAAGATCGTTGTCAGTAAGCGTAACAGTCGGCGTATTATATGCCGCCGCGTTCATGTTCCACTTGCCACCAGAATAGAAAATCATACCGCCACAAGATGTGAGCAAATCTTCAAGAACTGATTTCGGCGTTCTATCGCTCAAAATTACGCCATGACATTGATATCTTTTTTCTGTTCCACCCGCCGCTAATGCTACGTTTTCATCGCAGATATTAGCCGCCGCATTGAATGTCGTTGTATTGATTTCGGTCAAACTTGCTCCAAAACCAAAAGTCGAATCTCTAAGATAATCAAGCACACATAAAGCAGGATTAGCTGAATAGGCTGTCGTTGCTGTGCGAGGATCATAAACTTTTTTACCGCGCACAATCGCTTTGATAGTAGGCCGGCCATTAGGGAAAGCATCCTGATCGAACAAGAGTCGAGCATAGATATAGGCAACTCCTGTCAGCTTATGATTTACGGTCCATAATCCGGCAGATTCAGCGATTAGATCAGGATCGGCTGATTGAGTTGTTGTTCCAGTATATGTCTTAATTCTTGCCTTACCCGCATATTGAGCCGGAGCCGTGACATTACCTGAGCCATCGAGAGTCAATTCATCATCGTTAAAATAAATCGCATCAAATCCCGCAATTTCATGTCCTGCAACCGGAATAATCATGTGCAGATAATTGTTATGATTTGTCGTCTCGGCATAAACAATCGGACCGGCTGTCATCACGCGACCATAGATGATCTGGCGCGAGGCTAGAGAATCGGTAAAGTTTTCTTCTCTCGATGTTATACCTCGATATTCAGGAGTCGTCGGTTGATCCTGCGATGATAAATAACTCGCAACCGCTGTCAGACCCGCTGTAACAACCAAGCGACCAAAGAAAGAGCCGACAAAAGCCGCAAATTCCGTAAATCCAAGCGCCGATGCACCTGATGCAATAAGCGTAACCGGATCAGCCTTGGCGGGTTCAGATATCGTCAGGCCGACAAGGAATGTCGATGCGAGGAGGAATTTCCTGATCTTCATACCCGCCACCCGAACTGAGCCTGTTCAATAGAATCGAATTGTAAAGATGTCTCGCCGACGAGCGCGATCTTTGTTCCCAAACATATCCCAATCGACCCGCCAACTCCATCAACATTCACGGATAAAGCCGAATTATGAAAAACAAGATCACCTCTAGAAAGAAACGCCTTATCCTTGCGATCTAGGAATTGATCGACCGCTTCCGCAAGATCGAGCGTTTTGCAGAATTTCTTCAATCCTTTTTGCGCTGATTTCAAATCATTGTAATCGAATGCCGGAAACAGATTGATCCCATATTGAGCCTGAAAAGCCCCATCCGCAAAGCGAACACAATCGAATGAACCCCACGCAAACGCCTTTTCTCGGCAGGAGCCGATATAAATATCAAGAGCAGATTCCCAATTCGGAACCTTACTCACGACCCCAGATAATTTGCTTGGTTTGGAGATCATTAACGAAATCAAAGCCCTTGTCTGTAGGATAAACTCTTTTTTGATCCTCGGATGTATAACGCCAAATTCTAGGCCGTTCGAGATCGATTAGACGAGACTCAACCGAAACTGAGATCGTAAGCGTTTCGCCAGTGTCATTAATCGACATCTGATCGATTAGACCGGAAAACACCTGAACCGCGTCAGAAACCATCCCTGAAAGCGAGAAATAAATATTCGCCGTCCGATTCTGATATTTTTCTGAAAGCGCAATCCCAAGAGCCTGAGGATTGATACCAGAAAGCGAGATCGTGATTCCCTTAGCCGCGATGTCAGTTGTGTCTTCCATCGAGGAGATCGCCAGAAGCGTTCCCGCGCCAGTATAAGAGAATCCGTTGTAAGTGATATTTCCTAATCCTGACCAAAGACGAACCGCGCCAGAATCAAACTTCAATTCGACCAATACAATCGGCTGAATTGCAGAACCTTGAAGCGCACTCGCAAATCCT